AACCCGGACTGCCTGCGGGAGATAGTCGGATCACCTCCTTCTACTTCTTGCTTGCCTGTTTGATGACCTGGTGCGCTCCGGTTGCTGCCAGACCGGATACAATGCCAATAGCTGCAGCGTTGATCACATCTGTTGCTGGAAACTCCGGCATGAGGTACATACCTGCTACACCCAGGATACCACCGGTCACTCCGCATACTACCGGGATAACCTCATCCTTGACCTTGGTAGTTGCCTTGCAGGCCATGCCGCCCAGGTAACAGATTGCTGTGATCGCTGTTACGCTTCCAATTCCAAAATCCATATCTATACCTCCTGTTCTGCCGGCTCATATGGTAAAGCCAGACATCTGTTATAAAGATCTTCTCCGGTTCCATTTCCACCCAATGCTTTATATGGCCTGAACATATACTCCAGATTATCTCTGTCTTCCAAGGTACAATATTTCCTTTTTAAATAAAACGAACATGCCTGGTAAAGACGGTCATGGAGGAGTGCCAGAACTCCTGCGTTAATAGCATTTGTTCTGGCACGTTCTGCCTTTAACTGTTTGGATAATTTATGATATGCTCGGGAAAGCAATACAGAGATGATCCCAAACACCCATGAAACCCAATGCACAGATATGTACTGCATGATTGATTCCATGACTTACTCCTCCGTAATCAGATCTTCGCACTCCAGGTCGATCAGAACCTGCTTTACCTGTGGCTTGATCTTTTCTGGTACCTGTGCGTAGGTTTTCTTTCCCTTAACAATAAGGGTTGCATAAATGATTGCCATAGTCTCCACCTCCTTCCTCAGTAATAAAAAGAGCAGCAACCTAAGCATTTAATAATGCCTCGACTTCCGCTCTGATTTTCTCTGGTACCTCTTCGATTTTTTTCTTTCCATTACGGATCAGATTTGCATATACTTTTGCCATGTAGCTTGCCATAAATTAAGCCTCCTTTGTGGTTGTAGTGGTCTGGTTTGCTTCATAAAGTTCAGTCAATGCTAACTGGGTGTTAGTGACTTCATCTTCCAAGGCCAGATTAGCTTCGTACTGTTCTGTAAGAGCCAGCTGGGTTTCAGTAAGTTGAGTTTCTAAACTTTCTATTTTTCTACGCAACTTTCCTATATCTGATTCCGGCAGGTCTGTAAAAACCGGCTTGGGATTATTCAGATCTGAAACATCAATTTTAGAAAGCTGCATACCAGCCGGGATCTCTACAAATATCGAAAAAATCCCCTGTGGTATATTACTTTCTCCATATGTTATCGACCATACACGTCCTGTCAGATCATAGATTACTAATGCTCTCATTTTTCCTCCTAAAGCTATTCCAGATATATTTCGTCTATGTAAGCTTGTGCCGTAGGTACCGGTACATAGATTGTTGTTGACCAGTAGCCATGATATCCTACATCCGGAATAGGGATAACAATCGCAGTATCTGTATAACCATTTGGAGTAAAAGTTATGGTTTTGTTTCCAACACTTAGTTGCGCCTGTGCGCTGACTCCGTACGAACCAAATAAAGTTCCTTTTATAACAATCTGATTGTAACCAGTATAAGTACGCCTAAAACTTATTTTTATGGAATTTCCACCACCTGTTCCAAGTGAAATTCCTGAGTTTATACCTGTCAAAACAGTAAAGTTCTGATTATCAGCCGGAACATTGCCGTGATTATATATCCATTTATTCCCCACATGAAATCCTTCATAAGTTCCAATAACTGTACGATTATATATCGTTACATAAGTTCCCCATTGAATGATATTGGATGCTGGCATAGCAAATCCTGGTACAACGATATCACTCAGCAGATATTTATTTCCAACAAACCTCTGTTCATTTGCTCCGGGAGTCAACGTTGCTCCATACGTCTCCGGCATTGTTCCTACAACGATATCATCATATCCCGCAATTCCAGCCGTCTTTCCGCTCCGAATATCAGCGCGGTTAGCTGAAGCAGAATCGCAGTCCACCCCGCCAGTCCCTCCTCCAATAATAAATCCTCTTGCCATGCTCAGCTCACTCCTTTTAAGCCAACCGTAAGTGCCACCTGCGGCTTCATATAAGCTGCTGTAAAAGTGATCTTACCGGCTTCTGTGTCATAGTATGATATGTAGCCAAAGTTCTTCCTTAACATTTTCTCTTCTGCCCAGTT